GGGACTAATAAGTTTTGTGCATGGCGGAGTCGGGCGGCTGTTGACCAGGCCGTTACGAGGATGCTGGATGAAGCGAAGGGTAGACCTATCCTTTCGATTGATTTCAGTAGTTTTGACGTGTCGATCAGTAACGACATAATCAAACGAATGTGGGATACCATTGCCTACTGGTTCTGCGGTTCAGACCGACTACTCGTGCGTTGGTGCCAACGGGCATTCATGCACTCGGGACTCTACGTGCCAGGGGAATACTGGCCGGGGCGCGATCGCCTCGGGGGAGTCCCATCAGGTTCTGTGCTTACGAATCTGATCGACAGCATGGTGAACTTCTGGGCGGTTTCCTATGCCGCATGCCGCCTCGGTAGCAGCGTGGAAGAATGCTTGCTACAGGGCGACGATGGAGTTTACGCCTTTCATCGGCTTATAGACTTTGAGAGGCTGTCTGAGGTGCTGTTGGTAGAGCTCGGACTTCTTATGTCCCCAAAGAAATGCTGGATCTCGAGTCGCGAGGTGCTATATTTGCAATCTATACACTCAAACGACTATGTAGTTGACGGCATGAAAATCGGTGTTCGACCGATAAACCGTTTTCTGAACGGGTTCATGAAGGAGTTCCCATCAGAGTATGACGGTGAGTGGGGAGCCACGCTCAGTGCAGTACGCTCACTTCAGCAGCTTAACAATTGTTCGGGGCATCCCTGCTTCGAACAGGCGTGGCGGTTGTTGTGGGAGCTTGACTACGAGGCAATCTACGACGCTATTATCCTGTTGTGTAAAAACGATGAGGACTTAGCGGCTCGGGTTGATCGAGTGCGGGCATTCAAGGCAGGCGGTGTGTCGACTAAAGTAGACGACCTGTACAAGTCACCAGTCGTGACAGCTATCATGGCGGCATACCCGAAGGTGTTCGCGCACGTTCTGAGAGATTGAAGAAAGAAAGGCTTCACATGTACCACATTGTGACGCATCCTGCTACATACACGGCTCTCGCTGGAGGTGTTTCAGCTCGCGGTGGCAGGGTGGCTCCTCTTTCGGCTGGCGGTTCTTGCGGAGCTGCTGATTTTGTGGATGAGGGGCCCTTGAGTTTCGGGGGTTTGGTGCCTCCGTACACGTTTCTTTTAACGTTTCTTCTGATAAGGGGACGAATTATGACAAGACAATCTGGTCGACGAAGACGCGCTCAGCGTAGGGGTCAGGACAACTCCCTTATGTCGCGTATGTTGTCGCAGGGTGTGAACCCTCGGCAGATGCGTGACAACCTCTCTAAGAGGTCGGGATCCTGGCTACCGGCGGGTGAAGTCACCGGTGTAGCCGGTGCTATTGCCCAGCAGCTCGGCGTGTTCTGGGGCGGGAACACTGTTCTGCAGCCTGTCTTGGGTGCTCTGGCGGTCACCGCAATCTTGGCGGAATCGCCGGTCCGTATATTGACAGGTGGTGTCCCGGCGTCGGCAACTAAACTGTCCATCGAGGCCTTGGTGGGTCAAATTGACGTGGGGCTTTTATCGTCAGGTGGTCTGATTTCCCCCGTCGGCACTGGAGCACTACCGGCCATCATCTCCGTTGGTGTCTACACCGCTGAGTATAATGTGGATACTCAGTTGTACTCCAAGCAGGACCCATCAGTTCCCACAGATATCTCCCGCTTTGATTGGCTCTACCTGGAGCAGCGCCAGGTAATCTTTACTACGCCAAGCTTTGCGGCGGCCCCGGCGGCGTTCCCTACATGGGTAATGGGTAATTGCCCGATCTTCGACCTCACCATTCCAGATGTGGCCGTGGATCTCGAGCCCGGCGAGGCATTGATGCTCGCCGTATCACTCGACCAGATTACGGATAAGGCGGGCGACGGTCCGATCTTTGCAGGGTCATCAGTGGCCCTGGTTCCTGAGCTTCGTATGCTCTGTGGTCGTGCTATCGCCTAGTCGTCTCCGCTGGCAGTGAATGTCAGCAACCCGTCG